GTCGGGTAGGCCTCAGCCATGGGGTGCCTCCTTACAGGGCTAGGTAGGTGGGGTCGGCGAGCCGGACGTCCGTGCCCGCGGTCTGCGCCTTCGTGACGCCGTTGACGCTGCGGGTGACGGTGAAGACTTGCGGGTTGACGACGGCGAGATCGTCGTAGCTGACAACCGGGCTGACGTTGGTGTTGCCGACTTCGAGGATCGACCGGACACCGACGCTCGTCGCCGACGACAGGGCGCTGTCGGTCACGGTGACCTGCCACTCCGGCGTTTCCACCAGGTCGGCGACTGGCCAGGCTTTCGCCCGCAGCCGTGCCCCCTGCGCCTGGAAACGGATCCGGAAGAAGGAGCCCGGGGTGTACGTGTACGACAGCACCGACGACGTCAGGACCGACTCCGCGCCCGCGATCCGGCGGACGATCGCCATGGTCAGCACGTTCGCCGTCGAGAACGCGAGCCGGGCCATGAACAGGTTGTCGATGTCGATGTACCGGACGGTGAGCCCGGCGTAGATCGGCGCGCCCGTCGCGGCTGCGCTCGTCGTGACGCTCCCGTACAGATCACAGTCCGCGTACCCGAGGCTGGTGAACACGCGGCGGCTGACGTCCACCGTCCCCAGCGTGTGCGTGCCCACCCCCGCGGCCACCGCGTAGTCAGCAGCCGATCCGCCCGACGTCGTCCACGCCTGCCCCGTATCGGCACTGCCCCAACTGCTGGCCGAGGTCCGGCCGAAGGCGTCCACGATCTTCGAGGAGACCGCGGTCACCCGCATCACCTCGCCCCCGACCCGCACATCCCACGGCACCTCGCCCGTGTCGGTGGTCCACAGCATCGTCGGGTCATAGACCGGGGCCACGTCCAGCGACGTGTCCCCGGTGCCGACCCCCGTGAGGAGCACCGAATCGTCCGTATCGATCCGCGCCGACGTGGAGTCGAGGTAGCCGACCTGGTTGTACGGAGACGCAGGCGCGCACGTGAACGTGAGCTCGTGCTTGAAGTGGTTGATGCTCTCGGACATGCCCAGGACCAACTGGTCGATGGTGTCCGGGGGCAGCCAGCTTGGGGGGTTGGTGACCTGCACGCGGTCGCCAAGGCGGAGAGCGAGGATCGCCCGCCGCATGTCCGGAGTGATCGACGGGTGAATCAGGTTCACCGAGATCTGCGGGAACCGCGCCTCATCCACCGTGCCGAGCCGGACCCGCCACGCCGCCTGGTCCCGCAGCGTCGCGGCCGCCGTCGACGACAGGTTGAGGGAGACGTCCGACCCGTACACGCCCATCCCCACAGGGGGCAGCGCCGTCGACAAGGGCCCCGTCGTCGCCTCATACGAGCCGGTCACCCCGCCGACGGTGACGTTGACCTTGTTCTGTACGTACCGGTCGTCCTCCACCGGGGTAGGCACGGCCGCGAGGTTGAACGACGGGTAGTCCAGGACCAGCGCCGGGTCCTGCCCATGCAGCGACGCCCGCGTCCGATACCCCAGACCAAGCACCGCCCGGTTCTCGAACAGCAGACCACCATCCGCCAGCACCGACTCCTGCACCAAACCAAGCAAGTTCTGCCGGCCCTGCGCACCCAGCGCCGCCGTATCGTCCAGGTCACCGACCCAGTCGAAAGCCACACCCTCTTCCCCGCACAGCCGCTGGATACGGCGGCCCGCCACCTCGCCCACCGGGTTCAGACGGACACCGAGCGCATCGATCGAGGTGATCGCGTTCTCCACCGTCACATGCCCGACCGCGACACCCGGCAGGTACTGGGTGCCGATCGGGCTCACCACGGACCGGGACGCCGGACCGAACTGCACCCGCGTCACACGGGTCAGCGTCGGCAGCGTCGCACTGTCGGTGACGCTGAACGTCACCCCGGTCATGACGTCCTTCAGCCGCAGCGCCCGCGTCGTGCCCGTGCCCGTCTCCGGCAGCTCAATGGACACGTACAGGAGCTTCCCGCGCACATCGAGAGTGGCCTCCAGGTCCGTGCCCAGGTTCGTGCCGTCCGACGCCTGCGTGCGCAGCGTGAACGACGTCGAGGTACCGGTGAAATTTCCGTAATACAACTCCCAGACCTGCGGCGCCCCAGCCGAGTAATCGACCTGGTCGATCGCACAGATCACCTTGCCGACGGTGAGACCTGCCGGCGGGATGTACACCAGGAAGCGGACCTGTGTGCCGGTCGGGTCGTCGTACTTGGCGACGCCCCCGGACACGTACCCCGAGGTGAGGTCGGGCAGCGGATCGGACGCCGAAAGCCCGCTGTAGGAGGCGAGGGCGGGCGAGCCGGTGAACGTCATCGGGGAACCGTTGGTGAGCGCCGACGCGATCGACGTCGCGTCCGACGCGTCCTCGCACGGCCAGTACGCCACCACACTCGACGCGACGGGGTCCGTAATCGCGGTGTAGATCACCGACCGGTCCGGGGCGGGAGCCTGCGCCAACCGCTGCAAGATCCCCGACACGGTGACGTCGCACCACACGTCCGTACCGGTCGGGTCCCAGCCCGGGGCCCACTCCGTCACCTCACCCCACAGCCGGTACGTCTTGCCGCCGCTCCCATCCGGAACCGAGATCCGCAGAGGCGTGTTGCGGCCGATCAGCCCGTAATAGGCGCCCGCCGGATTCCTCGGCGAGAACCTGCCGTCCGTGTTCCGCAGCTGCAACCCGGCCTGCCCGCGCTCCGTCTGCGACCCCTCCCCGCCCGTGATCCCATAGCTGATCGCGATCTGACCGGAGTCATCGCGGACCATGCAGTACGAGGTGATGTCGACCCACACGCCCGCGATGAGCAGCTCCACCATGACGGGCTGCCCGTTCGACACCTCGCCCGTCGCAGCCGTAGGGCCGGGCAGGTTGGCGAGACGACGCCGGAACGCGGAAACGAATGGGGCGAGCTGCGGCATAGGTCAGCCCACCTGCTGGAAGGTCACCCAGCACCGCATGTCAGCGGCAGTGGTCGGCGTAGTCGCCCGCACCCGCAGGAACTTGGACACGGCGACGATCGGCCGGTCATCCGGCATGAACGTCCGCACATAGCTGAGCCCGGACTCACCCGACACCGAGGACAGCGACACCACATCGAACGACCGCGCCGCAGTCGTCGTCCCCTCCGCGCTCGCCGTGTACCCGGTCGCCGACGTACCCACCGTGAGCAGCGTCGTCGGCCCGTTCGGATCCAGGTTCACCACACCAGTCGCAGCCACGTGCGCCGTCACCGTCGCGGCGACATCCGTCTGGAGCAGCTCCACCACACCGTCCGCGCCAGGCGGGTCGTCGAGGCTGAACCCCCACTCCAGGATCTGGATCTGCGTGGTGCTCGGCGTCGCCAGCTGCAGCATCGTCTTGATCGCGGTCCCGGTCGTCACCGACTGCTGAGCAGCAGTGGTCGGTGACGGGCCATTCCACACTGTGAAGGGCATCCCTTTGGTTCCTCTCGTCTATCGGCCGCGCGGCGGCTGGAGCGTCGCCTCGATCGACCCGCGCGCCCGCACCTGCTTGCGGCCCGCATCCACCCACAACTCACCGAAGTCCCGGTCACCGAGGCGAAGCTGAATCACCAGCGGCTGCCCGCCCCCAGCCGCAGCCGGAGCAGCCGGCACAGCGGCCGGGGCCGGGCGGCGCGGAGTGTTGAGCATCGACGCCCACGGGGCCTGCGCCTTGCGCCGGCTGTCGGGGTTCGACCACACCCGCGATCCCACCGGCAGATCCGCCAGCTCCGGCCCGTGCTCGCCCACCAACGTCAGCCCGGACCGGATCCCGCCCGACGCAGCCATCCCGACAATCCCGCCAGCGGCCTTCTTTCCGAAGGCCTTCTCGATCGCCTTCTCCATCGACTTGGCGAGCTTGTCCATGGATTTCTTCAGGCCGTCCTGGCTCTTGGTCAGCATCTTGACCACGGCCGTCTGCGCCTTGATCGCGTTCCCGTACACGGCGTCCGCAGTGGTCTTCCCCGCCGAACCGGCCGCTTTCCCGATCTGGCCCTGTAGCTCGTTCATCGACTTGATCTCCGACGACGACGCACCGAGCAGCGCGCCCGCAGTCTCCAGGCCGCCGCCCTCGATCCCGGCTTCGGCGATCTGCTGGATCAGCGTCTTGTCGACGCCCTTCTTCTGGAGATCCTTCAGCGCGGATGCGAAGGCTGTGGCCTTGTCGCGGGACTGGGTGAGGCCGCCCATGATCGAGCCGACCGTGACCGTCTTGTCCGAGCCTGCACCCCGGGTGATGTTCGCCGAGCCGAGGATGCCGCCCTTGACCGAGGACGACAGCGACGAGGCCGCGGACTTCAGATCGTTGAGCTTGTTCTTCGCCGACTCCAGGTTCTTCGTGACCTGGTTGAGCTGCTTCTCGTACTTCAGCAGGCTCTTGCCCGTGGAGTCCAACTGCTTCAGCAGCTTCGACTCGGTGCTGCCGTGCGTGGCCTTCATGATGATGCCGCGCCACTGATTCAACGAGTTGACCAGCGAGCTGACCGAGTCGGGCTTGCCGAGCGCCGACCCGAACTCGGAGCGCTGGTAGCCGGCCGCCTGCCCGAAGTGGCTGATCGTCAAGTCACCGCGCGCGTCGTTGCGTGCCTGCCGCTCCGCCTCCGCCTGAGCCTTCGCCCGCTGCTGCGCCTTCGACAGCTTCCCGCCCTTGGCGAACCCGGCAACCTGCAGCCGACCACTGTTGATGGCGTCAAGCATGTGCACGCCGTACTTCCGGACAGCAGCGGCCTTCACCACGTACTCGGAGTCCGAGACACGCGCCATCGCGCCCGACCCGAACGTCGCCAGGATGCTGTCCGACGTCGCCGTCCCCGGGCCGCTGATGTAGCCGCCGTCATCGAAGTGCTGCAACTGGCCGCCGCCCGCGTACCCGCGCGTCAGACCACCCCGAGCAAGGTCCGGGCGGTGCGCGGCCGGGACCGTCTGCCCCGGCCGGCCCACCGTCTGGAAATAGGTTCGCCGGTACGTGTCGATATAGGTCGTGGACTTCTTGCCGTTGACCGCATTCATCGCCCGCACCACAGCGGCGATGTCGCCGAGCGCCTTCCCGTTCGCGGTGTACACCATGGTCCGGCCATCGGGAAGCGTCTTGGTCTTGTACCCGACCGCCTCCAGCGCCTTGATCGCAGCCCCGTTCAGCGTCGACACCGTGACGCTCTTGGCGCCCGGGGTCTTCTGGATCGCAGCCTCGACCTCATGCAGCCCGGCAACGGCCTCGTCCTTCTCGGCCTTGATCAGCGTCTTGATCTCGGACGGCACACCAAGCAGAGTGTTGACGTACTCCTCAGCCTTCGCCTTGCTCCCGCCAAACGCCTCGGTAGCGAGCTTCATCATTTCGCCGCGCAGAGTGGACGACTTCTCCGTCATCGACGCAAACGAGTCACCCGCCGCAAGACCGGACGCAATCATCTCGTCCTGAGCCTTCGCCGCCTGTGACATCGCCATACCGTTGGCACGGCCCTTTTCGGTGTGAAGGTCGAGCGTCGCACCGTTCTTCTTGAAAGCCTCCGACAGCCCGTCGAGCCCCGCCTCGAAAGCGATCTGCCCGTCATACGCGCTGCGGTTCACGTCATTCAACGCGATGATGCTGGCACGCAGCCCATCCGCAGATTTCTTCTGCGCATCCAGCTTGGACTGCGCGGCCAGCGCAGCATCCCCGAATATGCCCATGCTCGCAGCAGCCATCTGCTGCTCGAACGCCTGGTCCTTCAACGCATTGCTGTAGTCGGTGGTGAACTTCCCCAGGCGGCTCATGTCCCCGCCGCCGGCCTTCCACGCCTTCTTCAAAATCTCGAATTGCGCGGCAGCGAGTTTCGGGTTTCCGGCCTTGACGTTGTTCGCCATGACCTTGTCCCACGCGTCCAGGTTTTTCGTCGCGTCGGTGACTCCAGGCCCGGTGGCGATACCCACCCATGTGCCGAAGTCGGAGGTGAGCTGGACGAATTTGTTGTCGCTCGCGCCCTTCGACAGCATGGCGATCGACGCGGACATCTCATCCAAATTCGTCGACAGAACCCCGGTCACCTTTCCGGTGGTGGCCAGCGTGTTCAGCGACGTCGACAACTCGTCGACCGCGACCGGGGCTTTGTTGGTGCTGAGCTGGTGCATGGCCAGCGACAGCGCACCGACCACACCGAGCGCCAGCGCCGCCTTGCCGCCCGTGGACAGGGTGCCGAGCGCAGTCGTCATTCCCGTGATGCCGCCGCCCGCAGCGACCGCAGCGGCCCGCAGCGCGGTGATCTTCGTGGCCAGGGTGGCGTAGCCGCCGGCGATCGCGCCGACTCCCGCCCCGGCCAACTTGATCAGCTTGAACGCGGCATACACCTGGAGCAGAGTGCCG